ATATTGTTCTAAAGAATATGATGGTGAACGTGGTTTTAAAATTCCAAAAGGAGTTATAGTAAAAGATTCAGATACCTCTATAGAAGAAAGAGTATTTGACATACATCACGCTGAATTTTTTATAGGAATAAGTTCTGGTTTATATTGGGTTGCTCACGCTTTGGGAAAACGTTGTATTATGATTACAGGACACACACATAAATACTCTGATGGGCACGATGAAAAAACAGAACGTGTTTCACTAGAAAGCAATTCTGATATTTGTACTGGGTGTTGGGGTGATATAAGTATTGATTGGAGATTTGATAGTTGGTATTGTCCAAAACACCAAGAGGATGACTTTAGTGATGAAGCTGATATGGATGAGAGTTCGAGAAAATGGGAGTGTACAAAAAGAATTACACCTCAAATGGTATTTGATGCAGTTGACAGAGTAGAATCTTTTACAAAAAAAGTAAAGGTAAAACAAGAAAACTTTATAAGTTTAGGTATTAACTTAGGACACGATGCTAGTGCTGCTTTATGTGTGAATGGTGAACTTATTAGTAATATAGCACAAGAGAGATTATCAAGAATAAAACACGATAAAAATGAAAATGAAATACCAAAGCAAGCTGTAAAATATGTTCTAAATAATTCTAACATCGATTTACCTCAAGTAGATAAAATTGTTTACAATGGAGCTGGAGAGGGTTGGGGAACAAGATATGTCAATTCTCAATTAGAAAAGTTTGAGAATGCAGGTTGGGGAATGAGTAAAATTACTTATGGACTACACCACTTAATGCACGCTTACTCAGCATACTATTACTTTGGTGGTAAAGAGGGTACTTCTTTGATTATTGATAATGGTGGAGATGTTGGTTATAGTTGGAGAACCTCAAGAGAAAACTTCAAAAATACAAACAATACTGAAGCAGAAAATGCATCAATATACGGAATACAAGGTAATACATTTGAAACCTTATATAAACACAATCATCAGTTTCTTGAAAAAGAAGAAGATACATTAGGATTTTCTTTAGGAGCATTCTATGATATAGCTTGTTCAATAACAGGCATAGGAAACGATGGATTTTCTGCTGGTAAGTTGATGGGGCTTACATCATATGGTGATGATAGTAAGTACTATGATGAAGGCTTAAATAAGTATATGTATGAGGAGTGTATCGTTATAGATAACAATGATTTCTACATACCAAGAAATTATCATAATCAAATGTTACCAACTTGGAATGTTAATGGATTTTACAATTATAGAAATACTTGGTACAATATTAATTTAAAAAATTCAGAATTTCAAGATAAGGCGAACTTTGCTCTTTGGGTTCAAAAAGAGTTTGAAAGAGCTATTATGTTTTTAGTTAAGAAAGCAAAGATATTAAATCCAAGTGATAACTTGTATTTAGCTGGTGGTTGTTTTCTAAATTCAATAGTTAACCAAAAGATAACTGATAGTAATATATTTAAGAATGTACACGTGATACCTGCAGCAGATGATACAGGTATAGCTATAGGATGTGCATACTATGGTTATTGGAATCAATTTCTACCAAAAAATAATTGATTCTAAAATCTTTGATAATATTTATATAGTAATGGTTATGGGAAACCTAATATGAAAAAAGATGCTTACTTAGGAATGGTTTACTCTGATGAACAGATTATGGGTGCTATTCAAAAATATTGTGGTAATACAACCGATCGTTTTGGTGGTATTAATATGACATATGAAAAGTGTTCAGAAAAAACATTGTATAAAAAAGTAGCTAAACTTATCGCAGAACAAAATATAGTTGGATGGTTTCAAGGTGCATCTGAAACAGGTCCTCGTGCATTAGGTAATAGAAGTATCTTGGCTGATGCTAGAAGTTTTAGAATGAAAGATAGAATAAATGATTCGGTAAAACATAGAGAATGGTATCGTCCTTTTGCACCAAGTTGCTTAGAGGAAGAGGCTGATAAGTATTTTACACATAGTACAGATAGTCCTCATATGTTATTGATATCTGATGTAAAACACGAGTGGAGAAGTAGATTACCAGCTATTACACATATAGATGGAACCGCCAGATTACAAACAGTGTCTAAGGAAACTAATCCAAAATATTGGAAACTTATAAACGAATTTAAAAATATAACAGGCATACCAGTTATTCTAAACACATCTTTTAATGATAATGCACAACCCATCGTAGAATCACCTGAAAATGCTATAGATTGTTTTGAAGATACTCAAATGGATTACTTAGTGATGGGTAATTACATTATAAGTAAGATGGAGAGAAAATGGTATACCGATTATATAAAGCCAAAAGATAGAAAGAGAAGAGTAGGCGTAGTTTGTTTTAGTTACAATCGTTCAGATTATCTTGAGAAAACTCTCGATAGTTTAGTAAAAACAATGGATAAACGAGATAAACTATTTTTACTTGAACAATCATCCGATGCTGAAGAAAAGAAAAAGTGTTTGGAAGTAACTTATAAGGCTGCTGAAAAAATAGATATTCAAATTATGGATATGCCATATAATCTTGGATGTAGGTTAGGAACTAATAGGGTTTGGGAAACAGGATTCTTTGATGATTGTGAATACTATATGAATATAGACCACGATATGATAATCAGAGAACCTCTAACTACAGGTGTAGAAAAGTTAGATTCATCACCTTATACTTGGATGGTTTCATATCATAACAGTCCTGAACACGATATTAAAAATGTAGATGGTAATTGGGTATTAAAAGACCATACACGTGGTTGTCATATGATGTTAAGAATAAAAGATTTTTTAGATATGATGCCTATATGGATGCATCATAATGGTGGACACGATAATCTAAATTGGCACGGTGGTTTAGATTGGTATTTGATGGATTATTCAGAGGTAGCTCCTGGTCCTGATATAAAAGAGATAATAGCAGTATTGCCTGGCGCGAGTGAACACATCGGAAGAGATTCAGCTTGGCAAGGAGATTATGATGATGAGTATAGTGATGAAGTACAAAACTTATTTTTTAAAGCACAGAATGTAGAAGAGTTATTAGAGTTCTACAGACCCGATAAAGTTTATGATGATGAATCTTATTGGTATGAGGAAGTTTATGCGGATATTATTAACAGGAGGTGAGGGGTTCATAGGTAAAGCTTTAAAAAAATCTTTACTTAAAAAAGCCACACAAGTAAGTTCTATAGAACAAAAGTATTGTGAGTACAAAGGTTACGAAACAACTTTATTTAAAGCTGTAGAAGATAGTGATATTATATACCACGTAGGTGCTATATCAGACACGATGGAAAAAGATGTTAATAAAATGATGTACTATAACGTTGAGTTTAGTAAAGTACTATTTGATTTAGCCAGTATCCTAAATAAAAAAGTAGTGTATTCATCTTCTGCGGCTTGTTATGGTACTGATGGTGTTCCAAGTAATTTATATGGTTGGAGTAAATACATAGCAGAAATGTATGGTATATCTACTGTAAAAGATTTTATAGCGTTACGTTATTTTAATGTGTATGGTAAAGGTGAATCACATAAAGGAAAAATGGCATCGGTTGCTTATCAGGCTATGAATATGGTGAGTGGAAACAAAAATAAAGAATTATCAAGATACGCACAAAAAGAAAAGTTTAAGTTATTTCCAGGCAATCCAAAAAGAGATTTTGTTTACATCGATGATGTGGTATCAGCGAATGTAAAATGTTTGGATGATGTGCCAGCTGGAGTTTACGATGTTGGTTTAGGTGAGAGTAATAGGTTTGAAACTGTGCTAAAAACATTAGGTATTGATTATTATTATCATAATAAAGATATGATACCAAAAGGTTATCAATTTGAAACAAAAGCGAATAAAAATAAATTTTTACCAAAGTGGAAACCAAAATTTCCTTTGGAAAAAGGATTAATCGATTATAAAAATAAGTTAGGAGTCTAATAATGGCTGATAAAGAAAAAAAAGTAGACGATGTAAAGTTTACTGAAGAAGAAGTAAATACACTAAAACAAGTTAGTGCAAACTACGTTAACTTACAACAAGTGTTTGGGCAGATTGAAGTTCAGATGCTTTTACTTCAGAATCAAATGGAAGAGTTAGAAGTTAGTAAGGAAAAAACTGCTCAAGAATACAAAGATAATCAAGCAAAAGAGAAGAATCTTATGGCTGAGTTAGAAAAAAAGTATGGTGAGGGCAACTACGATCCTAAAACAAACAATTTTATACCAAATTCTTAAAAAAACACTATAAATAGTTGAATTTACGAAATTTAGATACTATTTATAGGTAGAATTTTAGTTTTTCTAAAAAAATTTGTAAACCTCACTCACATTAGGAGAAAATAAATGGCTGAACGAATTGTTAGTCCAGGTGTGTTTACAAGGGAGCGAGACTTATCCTTTTTACCTACGGGTGTTCAAGGGATAGGGGCAGTAGTTATCGGAGCTACTGAAACCGGTCCTGCATTCACACCAACGGTTGTAACTTCCGTAGTAGAATTCAATGAGTTATTCGGAGATAACACAGAATCAAATATTAATTATTATGTACCTTTAGCTGCTAGAGAATACTTTAATGGTGGAGCTACTTCACTTACTGTAGTTCGTACATTACACTTAGATGGATACACCTATGGTAGTGGTCAAATAAACTACTTGATGGCATCAAGCTCAATAGCGCCAGGAGGCACTTTAAAGGAAAGTACAGGATCACTTTCTGCCGCTGCAGGATTAGCTGCAGTAGCTGGAGATATAGATAACTCTTTCACTTTATCAGGCTCAATAGGTATTCCTCAGGTATTAGCAGTTCTTGCACCAGCAGAGGGAACACATAATGCTACCAACATAAGTGCTGTTGCATCAACACAATATAGTGCTAGTCAATTTTCATTCAGTATGGCTAATGGTGCATTTACTGATAATGATAATAAACTATCTTTTAATACAGGTGGTTCCACAGACGGATTTAGTTACTTAGAAGATTTCTTTTCTAAGAATCCAAGAGCTACTAAGAATGGTGATAATAGCACAGCATACTATTACTTACATAGTCATTTCCAATCCTCATCTGCTCACAGACTTAATTTTGGAGGCTCTCTATCTGGATCACATCAAATAGTAAACTTAACAGGTTCATTGAACTTTACAAGTGGTTCTACTGGATTCAGTAATACAGGACAAGCTAACACTTGGACTGGTAATAAAGAGTTTAGTGCAGCTAGAACACCATATATTCAATCACAATTAATAGGTGGTGGACGTTCTAACTTGTTTAGAATTTACACTCAAGGACACGGTACTAAAATGAATAAGAAGTACTTTGTTGGTATTAGTGATGTTAAGCCTGCTAGTGAAATAGCAAACTCAGATTATGGTACATTCTCAATGCAAATCTTTGCAGCACCAATGGATGATATGGATGATGAAAGAAAAGCTCCTACCGCTAATAAGCAATTAATACAAACAATTTCAAATTGTTCTATGGATCCTCTTTCTTCAGACTTCTTCGCAAAAAAGGTTGGTGATAAGTTCTTCACAACCGATTCAGCTGGTAAAGTATCTGAATATGGGCAATATCCGCTAACACAAAATTATGTTCGTGTTGGTGATTATGATGATGTAACTAATGATAACGTTCCAAAAGCAGCAGTTCCAATGGGATTTGATGCATTGAACATTACAGTTACACCACCAAGTTTGCATATGGAAAAACCTCAAGGTGGATTTATGAGTTCAAGTCTTGCAACTGTACCTACTGCTAGTTTCAATAGACAGCAGTTAAGTAAGAAAGATGGACAACTAAGTAAGAATCCTGAGTACTATGGATTTAACTTCCACGACAATGATAACTTACCTTACTTCGCACCAATTCCTTACGGAACAAGTGGTGCTTCTACAGGTAACAACGTTACTATGTCTATTGAAGATATGCTTGGAAGTGCAGATGTTGGTACGGTACAAGATACAAGCACATTCGCAAACGCAAGTACTAAAATCAGTTTAACAAATTCACACATCTCGCAGAGGAGATTTACAGTACCTATGCAGTGGGGATTTGATGGAAACAATCCACATACAGCAGTAAATACTGGTGTGGATATATCTGGTACTAATACATTTGGATTTAATATTTCAAGTACATCAGCAGCTGGATATACTGCATTTAAGAGAGCAGTTGACACGGTAGCTGATCCTGAAATAGTAGATTTCAATCTATTGTTAATGCCTGGTGTAAATCATAACCAACACTCAGCTATCACAAACTATGCTATATCAAAAGTAGAGGATAGAGCAGATGCATTCTTTATCCTAGACCCATCAGCATATGGTGATTCAATATCAACCACAAAGAGTACAATACAAAATCTTGATACTAACTACGCAGGTTGTTACTACCCGTGGGTTAGAATGCAAGGTAATGTTGGAAGTCAAGTTTGGGTTCCACCATCAGTTGTAATCGCACACGCTATCGCTAATAATGATGCTGTAGCAAGTGAGTGGTTCGCACCTGCTGGATTGAACAGAGGTGGTTTGTCAATGGTGGCTTCGGCTGAAACAAAGTTGAGAGGTCCTGAAAGAGATGATTTGTACGACAATCGTATCAATCCTATTGCACACTTTACTAACATAGGGTATGCAGTATTCGGACAGAAAACACTTCAATCTGCTACATCAGCTCTTGACAGAATTAACGTAAGAAGATTGTTAATCAACGTTAAGAAGTTTGTGGCATCAAGTTCAAGATACTTAGTATTCGAACAAAATGATTTGACTACAAGAAACAGATTCCTAAACATTGTGAATCCATATCTTGAATCAATTCAGCAAGCAAGAGGATTAAGTGCATTTAAAGTTGTTATGGATGATACCAATAACACACCAGATGTAGTTGATAGAAATCAGCTTGTTGGACAAATACTATTACAACCTACGAGAACTGCAGAGTTCATCGTATTAGATTTTGTTGTATTACCTACTGGGGCAGCATTTCCTGAGTAATAACTTAATCTAAATTAATGTGTGCAAGAAACCCCTTTAACGAGGGGTTTTTTGTTTTATTTACTATTTATTTTATGAGTGGTAGTAAGATAGTAAAACTATGAAAAAACTATGAAAAACTATCAAGGTACAAATAACTGAAATTGTTAGATAGCTTATATTTATAGATAGAAGTAAATATAATTTGGAGATAAGTAATGCCAGACGTTTTATCAGCACAAGAAATATTTTTTACAACCTTTGAACCAAAGGTTAAAAATAGGTATATATGGTACATTGACGGAGTACCATCTTTCTTAGTAAAAGCTGCAAGTCGTCCAAGTGTACAGTTTGAAACTATCACACTAGACCATATCAATGTAAAGAGATACCTAAAAGGTAAAGCAGCTTGGCAACCAATCGAATTGACACTATACGATCCAATCGTTCCAAGTGGCGCTCAATCAGTTATCGAGTGGGTTCGTTTGTCTCACGAATCTGTAACAGGTCGTGATGGATATGCAGATTTTTATAAAAAAGATGTAACATTTAATATGTTAGGTCCAACAGGTGATATTGTTGAGGAGTGGCAATTAAAAGGCTCTTACATATCACAAGCTAATTGGAATACTTTAGAATACCAATCAAATGAAGTTGCTGATATCACAATTCAGTTAACTTATGATTACGCAATACTTAACTTCTAATAGGAGATAATAATGAGTGAATGGCTAGCGGCAAATTGGGAATATGTTTTGGTAGCATTTTATGCAATCGAAAAGATTGTTAAACTTACACCAACAAAATATGATGACATCTTATTTGATGC